CTTTTATTCAATCATGGGCGAGTTCTTGCCAGTTGACGAATATCGCAAAGTTGCACAAATCAACGATAAAGTTGCTCGTATCTTTGGCAGAACAAGCAATATGCCAGCTCTAAAAGAATATCGGTCCTTTGGTCATCAAAAAAGAATTGCTGTCATATCGCCATTTTGGAATGCTGAAAAATATATAGCGAAAAATATATTATCAGTAGCAGCTCAAGAATATGATAACTACATTCATGTGCTCATTGATGATGCTTCAACAGACAACTCTTTTGAAATTGCAAAAAAGACAATTGAGACGCTTCCAAATAAAATTGCTGAAAAATTCAGACTCATTCAAAACAAAGAAAATGTCGGTGCAATAAGAAACCAAATAACAGGAATTGGTCATTGTAAAAAAGATGATATCGTCATGTTATTAGACGGCGATGATTGGCTGATAAATAATAACACAATCTTCCACTATTATAGCGAACTGTATTCTCGCGGATATGAATTCACTTATGGTTCTATGTGGTCAGTAGTGGATAATATTCCACTTATTGCCCAGGAATATCCAGTTGAAGTAAAGAAAAACAAGACCTACAGAAGTCATCACTTCAATTGGAAAATTCCATATACACACCTAAGAACGTGTCTAGCAAAACATTTTACATCTATTGATGTGAATAAGTTCAAAATCAATAACGAGTGGATGAAATCTGGCGCAGACAATCCATTATTTTACGAACTAATAGAAAAAGTCGATCCAGAAAAAATCTATTGCAACCGTGAAATTGTTTGCAATTATAATGATGCAAATCCACTAAATGATTATAAGATACGCGGTGAAGAACAGAATAGAAATGCAAGCAAGTCTTATACTAAAAGGAATGATGATAAAGTGAAAAAGAAGATACTAATTGCAATCCCAACCGCAAAAAATGTGGAAACAGGCACATTCAAAAGTCTATGGGATTTAGAAGTTCCTGATGGATATGAAACAGACCTACAATTTTTCTACGGCTATCAAACCGATCAGGTCAGGAATCTTTCAGCTGAATGGGCTAAGCGATACGATTACATGCTTGCTGTAGATTCAGATATAGTGCTTCCAAAAGACACACTCAAAAAAATGATTGCATCTGATAAAGACATTATTTCTGGGCTCTATATTCAACGCATTCCGAATACTCATACGCTTGAAGTATATATGGATACGCCAGGCGGTGGTTGCACAAACATTCCATATCAGCTAATAAAAGATAGAGGAATTGTTGAAATTGCAGCTTGTGGCATGGGTGCTGCGCTAATCAAATCAGAAGTCTTCCGAAAAATGCCGTATCCACATTTCTTCTATAAATCAGCGCTCACGATGAAAGATACGGTATCAGAAGATGTCTACTTCTGTAAAAAAGCAAGAGAACATGGATTTAGAGTATGGGCTGACTCAAGCATTCATTGTGATCACATAGGAACAAATTTCTTTAGAGTTGAATCTGAAAAGACGCATTTAGAAAAAGTTGCTGAAATGGACTTGCTGCCAACGGAGCACGTGAATTATCTAAAGACAATGGAAATTGAACCAAAAGTGATATACGATATTGGTGCATGTGTTCAACATTGGACTCGCAAGGCAAANNNATGAAGACTCAAACAATCCAGGCGGAAACTCTTACTACAGAGAAACAACCGGTGCATTCAATGATAGTCACAAGACAAAAAGAATGACAATGACACTGGACACAATTGTTCAGCAAAATGGGTGGAAGAAGCCAGACCTAATCAAAATTGATGTTCAGGGTGCAGAAATTGACGTTCTTCTTGGTGCAAAGGAAACCATTTCGGAATGTAATGACATTATTCTAGAAGCACAGCATGTTGACTATAATGAAGGTGCTCCAAAGTTTGAGCAAGTGAAACAGTATTTGGAAAGCATTGGATTTGAATTGAAAGCAGAAATCGTAAAGCATGATGTTGATGGTGATTACCACTTTACTAGAAAAACATAAATAGAGCAAGACTATAGTAAAAAGAGGCGGAAATGTCATTCATAAAATATATCAAGCGTATTGGAATTGCGTTATCTGTATTGCTGAATGTCTTTCTTGGTGGAAAAAGTAATCAAACCTTTTCTGCTCGCAATTGGGGATGGAAGCAAGACGGATTGCCAAATTTTGTTTGGTTGATCGATCTGATATTCTGGCTTGACCCAAATCACTGCGAATCTGCATGGCTATTTTGGAATACTATTCAACAGCACTATATAGACTACTGAGCAAGGAAAATCAATGGCACAACCGTCTACTAGAGAAGAACCTTGGAAGCCTAGATTCTACTACATAATGGTGAACAAAACTTCTGGAAAAAAATATATCGGCCAGACAATACAAAACTTAGATACATATATGGGGTCTGGAGTATACTGGAAAAATCATTGCAAATCCCATGGTGGTTATAGTAGAGATAATATATTAGTAATAGAATCTCATTATTTTGAAATCAAGTCGGAAGCTTCTATTTTTTTGGAAGAATTTGAGAAGAATAATGACTTTTATTGGACAGAAGAAAATAAAGAGTGGGCTAATTTATGCAAAGAAAACACTGAGGATAACCCCTTTTACGATAGAGAAATAAGTGTCAGAAATAACAGCAAGCGTTTAGAAAATGGCACTCATAATTTTCTAAGAGATAACCAAAGCGATGCGATGATTTATAATAAAATAGGCAATGAGGGTTTCAATAAATCTATTTATGAAAAATATGGTGTTGACAACGCAATGAAACATCCAGAAATATCAAGAAAATCTGGAATAGCCGGCTCTAATACAAAGTCAAGTCAAGTTTGGAAAGAATCAGTTGAGCCCGTAAGGGTCGAGAAATACAAAAAAACAATGAATTTGATCGAAAGTAATGGAAAAACTAAAAAAGAAAATAGAAATGTAAAAGTAGGCGAAAAAAACACAATACATCACAGAAATCGAGTAAAAAACGGAACACACCAATATCAAAATGGATTTTATGGAGTTCTTGAAGACGGTTCTGTTAGTTGGGTGAGTTCAGCTGAATATAAAGAAAGAAAGGATCGCGGGTGTAATAAATATGCTCATCCGACCTCATTTGAAGCAAAGAAACGAAGGGCGTCAGTAAATGGCACAACCATCTAATAGAGAAGAATTCAAAGAATATTGCCTGCGAAAGCTTGGGAATCCGGTCATAGAAATAAATGTGGCGGATGAACAAGTAGAAGACAGAATTGATGAAGCGATATCGTTCTTTCGCGACTATCATTATGACGGCTCACAACTTGTGTATCTGAAGCATCAGTTGACAGCAGAAGAACTAGAACAAGGTTGGATACCCGTCCCTTCAAGACTTCTTGGGGTGACAAGAATATTTGATCTAGGCTCTTCTATTTCAACAGGGACAGGAATGTTCAACGTGTCATATCAATTTGTCTTACATAATCTTGAAGACATAACAAAATATGACGTCACAAACTACTATATGGCCATGTCGCATCTGGAATTCATACAAGAAGTGCTTGTGGGCAAACCAATGGTGAGATACAACAGACACGTTGATAAGCTATTCATTGATATTCGCAAAAATATTCTAAAGCCAGGATCATTTGTCATAATAGAAGCATATGACATCATTGATGGCGACGTATATTCTGATTTTTGGAGAGATAGATGGCTGCAAACATATGCAGCAACATTGATAAAAGAGCAGTGGGGAAGCAATCTAACCAAATTCGAAGGGATGCAATTGGTTGGAGGGGTGACATTCAATGGAGCTCAGATTCTAGCTGATGCAAGAGAAGAACGATTGCGTCTCGAAGAACAAGCAATAAATTCACTTCAGCCGTTGATTCACAATTTTGTCGGATAAGCAGCTAAGCCTTTTATTTTTAGCAGTTACACTGATTATACAGGAAACACAAAATTTGTCAAGAGAAAAGTGCAAATAACCCATGGCGACAAATCCATTTTTCACCAATTACAATCGGCATGGTAATGAAGCCAACCTGTTGGACGACTTGGTTATAGAATCAATTCGTATTCATGGCGTTGATACTGTATACCTGACTAGGTCTTTACAGGCGGTTGATGAAATACTAAACGAGGATGATCTGTCAATCTTCAACGCAGCTTATGAGATGGAAATGTATGTCAAGTCTGTTGACGGCTTTGCGGGTGACGGCGATTTTCTCAGCAAGTTTGGACTCACCATTCGCGACCAGGTGACATTCACTGTCGCCAATCGAACTTTTGAACGATACGCGACACGCAAAGACCCATCAAAAATTAGACCAAATGAAGGCGACTTGATTTTCTTTCCTATGAACCAGAAGTTCTTCAAAATCATGCATGTTGAGCACGAGTCCGTATTCTACCAAATGGGTTCGCTGAATGTCTTTGATTTGAAGTGCGAATTGTTTGAATATTCTAATGAAAGATTTGAGACTGGTCGCGAAGAGGTTGATACTTACTATGACGGCATCAAGACGGAGAATGTAAAAAATCTTGATGATCTGAATATAATTGACCCGATAGCCAAAAACATCTTCTTTGAAGAAGAAGCTGATGGGTTTATAGATTTTTCGGAGATTGATCCATTTTCTGAGGTCATCTCAAATCCAACAAACTACGGTGTCACTGCTGATTCTACTAATGTAACAAGTGACGACACTTCAATAACATCCGATATTGTATAAGAGGTAAAAATGGCGAAGCAGACAATCAATGTGGGCGTCACAGCAAATGACAGAAAGGGCGATCCGCTGCGTATTGCCTTTCAAAAGACAAACGCAAACTTCACCGAAACCTATGACAAAATTGGGGAGTTGGAAACTGCTATTCAGAACATAGGGGATGAAATACAAGATGTTCCTAGTGATATTTCTGATCTTACAGATAATGAAGACCTACTTATCATCAAGGAACATCTTGAAGTTACAAACAGACTCGAATCTGACCCTTCAACAATTGTAGTTTTTACAAAAGCTCCAAACACGTCTTCGGATGATGTATTTGACCAAATTGACACGAATTTATCTCTTACTAGAGGCGCATTATGGAATTTGGATGGATGGGATAATTTAGACAACGTAAAACTAAGATTTTACGAACCACTTCGTAATGTTTTTAGAAATCGTATTGGCGAAAACATTGTTGGTGCTAAGCTTATAATGTATGACACCATCAATAATAAGTATTACAAGTTTGAGTTTTCGCAGTGGCAACAAGGTGCGGATCACAATGGTAGTTTTGCATACACTAGAGAACTCATAGATACAACGAATAGCGTCGGAATAACCTTTCCAGACGGATCAATTCAAGTTTCAGCTCCACAAACATTTACTGGATTTAGAGAAATTTATATAGGCGATACTAGTCAATATGAAATACAGCCAAAAGACCGCGGTAAATATATAGAAGCTTTCAACACTACAATTTATGTACCAAACGAAGAAGCTTATGATTTTCCTTTGGGTTCTTTTGTATTTTTTGTTGCGCAAGCACAAGATTTTACCATTGAAGTTAGAGAAACTGCAAATCTATACGGACCTGACGGCATTATTACGCAATCATGGACCGTTCCTGCTAGAACAACTGCTACTATTATAAAAACAGACGTCAATACGTGGAATATTACTGCAAAATTGCCTTCTGAATTGAATTCTGTTTCGCAAGATATTATACCATCAGAAGATAGCACTTATAATCTTGGTTCGCCTGACAAACAATGGAATAGTCTTTATGTAAGTGCAAATACAATTTTTATAGGCGGCACTCCTATTTCCACATCTAATGGAAATCTTACAGTTGATGGGTTGCCTGTAAATGAATCTTCACCATATTTGAGACTAACCAATTCCGCGGTTTCTAGTCAGCCAATCTCTCTAGTTGATACGATATCTTTTGAAAAGGTTGATTATGATACTGGAAATACTGCAATAGATTTTATAGACAGCGGCGTTGCTCTTACAAGAGGAAATCAAAATTACTTATATAATCCTTTATTGGAAGAGTCTGTTGATCGTAGTGTTAGCCCAGCTGGAACTCTATGGAATGCTGATGGCTGGGGAGATTTGGTAGATTATAAAACACGTGAATATTCTACTTTTGATATCGCATTTGGCGGAAATTTGACAGAAATTGCTTCCAAAGAAACAATTATGTATGACGTTGCAAATGACAACTATTATGCAATTGATTTTTCTAGTTGGACACAAGGTCAAAATGGCGGTGGATTTGCTTATTCACGTAGTTTGATAATTGACCCAAATGAATTCAAAAAACTTGATTACGCAACAGGAAACACTGCTATTGACGTGTTTATATCAGATGATCCCGTTGGTGCTGGCATAGGAATTACACGCGGAAATAATCAAGGCATATACAACCCATATCAAGAAAGTTCGTGGAATTCTGAAATAAGCCCAGCAGGAACTTTGTGGAACGCTGATGGCTGGGCAGACCTATCCAATCTAACTGAAAGGTCGTACACTAATTTTTATGCAGCAGTTGATGGAAATCTTGGCGAAAATGTTATAGGCAAAGAACTTGTTCTATACATACCAAATATTGACGCATATTATGCTGCCATTTTCACAGAATGGACACCGAATAACGCAGGTGGCGGATTCACATATTTCCGCCGCAGCATTGACCCACAACAAGTAAACGAAGGCATCAAATTTTCTGACGGCTCAGTTCAAAAAACTGCTTATACTAAATCAAATGTGTTATCAAAGGCGTCTGGGCAACGTAGCATAGAAACGGCTGTAGGCAGCAAAACAGTAAGTGTCACTCAATCCGAAACAAACACTTATACTGGACAACTAAGCAGAACGACCGAAATCAACTTTGAAATATATGTGACGAGAACCGAAGAATTAGATGATATTTTATTGCCAATCAATCAAGGAAGCGTAAATCCAACTCTATTGGAAATATCAATTGATGGCGGTAATACCTATAACCCTGCATTTTTATCAAGTTTGCGCGAGACTGAATACTGGTTCTACTACAGCGATAATAATCAACCAGTGCCGCAAACACAAGGCGAAGAGGTCTTGATTAGAATATCAGTTGGTGCCGATCCGGTTGTTTGGTGGGATAAAAGAGATTTGCCAAGCGGCAGCAATAACTTTCGTGGCGCAATTATTGATTATCATGCTTTTACTGGTGATGGCACGATAATTGGAACAATTCATATAGCAGATGATGCCGGCAACGATAATATTACGCATACTGAAGTTTTTAGCGGTTCGTCTAATATGCAAAATAACGATCTGTGGGTAGTAAATGAAGAAGGCAAAATTGCATACCAGCGTCTTGATAAACAAGCAAACACTTTGAAAATACATTGGACTGCTAAAGCGTTCTATGGTCGCGAATATTACGATTGATTGAAGGATATAACGAATGCCAATAACCAACCACTTTTATAATGGGAGTACACGTCGCTACATTGCGCTTTTTGGTTCGCTGTTCAATAAGATGAGCATAACTAGAGATGATTTGAGCGGAAATCAAGTTCAGCGGATGGTCGTTCCTATATCATATGGACCATTTCAAAAGTTTTTGTCAAAGCTCGTACAAGACCCTGGATTGGACAGACCACAGGCCGTTTCGCTTCCTAGAATGTCATTTGAGATTGTGTCAATGTCATATGACGGCGCAAGAAAAACGGGAAGTCGCAATACTGTTACAACAGATTCTGGCTCATCAGTGTTTTCTCCAGCACCATACAACATAGAATTCAATCTATACATTATGACTAAGTATGCGGAAGATGGTACAAAAATACTAGAACAGATCATTCCGTTTTTCAAACCAGAATATACATATACGGCATATATTCTTGATAATGTCCCTGCAATTGACATTCCGCTTGTGCTCAACAGCATTAGCACAGAAGACCTTTATGAAGCAGATTATGAATCTCGTCGTGTGCTTATGTGGACATTATCATTCACGATGAAGGCATGGTATTTTGGTCCAGTTCGTGACAAGACGCGCATCAAATTTGTAGACGTCCGAACATACACCCAAATGGAAGAGGGTGGCGGAACTCGTATTACCATTCAGCCGGGGTTGACTGCAAATAGTGAACCAACAATAGACATAAACGAAACTGTCCCATTCCAACAAATTGAGATTGACGATGATTGGGGTGTGATCACGATTATAGAGGATTTATATGGCGATCAGTAATGACCCTATTGAACAGGCTCTTGGGCTGCGCCCCATAGAAGAAGTTTTACCACCAGACGACAGCGAGTTATCAGCTAGCGTTACAGACGTGGTTCCAGTTGTTAGTGGCAACACCACTCCAGTAGTAAACACCGCCACTAGCGCTGACGACGATGAGAATGTGCAGGATATAGAACTTGCAAGGTCAAACATCAAGAATATTATAGAGTATGGCGATGACTCACTGAAAGAGATGATCAATCTTGCCAAGCAGTCTGAAAGCCCAAGAGCATATGAAGTTGCAGCGACCCTGATGAAAACGCTTCTGGATGCAAACAAAGACTTTGTGGAAATGTCTACCAAGAAGAAGTATGCTAAAGAAGAAATACTTCATCCGAAAGAAGCAGAGACAACGAATATTACCAACAATAACTTGATTCTGTCAACCGCAGATTTGTTGAAAATGCTGAAAGGCGACGAATGACCGAAAACTACAATTACTCTCTATATTGGATACGAATGCCTGACCACAATGATATTAGATTTGATGGATACGTTGGGATAAGCAATAACCCAATCCGCAGATTTGATGAGCACAAAAAAATGAATAGATCAAATTGCATATTATACAATGCGCTAAACAAATATAGCGACGATATCATTTTTGAGGTTGTTCGCGAAAATCTTACAATTGAGCAGGCCAAGGATATAGAAAAAGAGCTTAGACCACAGCAGAGAATTGGTTGGAATATAGCAGTTGGTGGTAGTGTTCCCCCATCAAACGCTGGAATTGAAAGACCGGATATTGCCAAAAAAATGAGTGGACCTAGCAACCCGTTTTTCGGCAAAACTCACACAGCCGAAACAAAAAGAATGCTTTCGGAGAAAATGAGTGGATCGAATAACTACTTCTATGGAAAAAAGAGACCAGAACATTCAAAAAAGTTGAAAGAAAAGAAGGGAACTTCTTATCCGAAATTTCGTGGTTATTTTGTTACGCCATTTGGAAATTTTGACTCTTATAAAGAAGCTTGCGATTCCATCGGTATCACTGTGTATTCGCTGTATGAATATTGCCTACACTCTAACGAAAAGATTATATCCGCGACATCTTATGGGAAAAGTAATTTTTTGAAGGGTTTGAACACCATAGAAAACATAGTTGGAAAAACTTATAAAGAAATCGGATTTGGATTTGATCATGTATAATGGTAATATAGGATACAATGGGAACGCTCTTGTCAAAAAAGCTGGGGTAGAACACGAATTTACACCGGAACAGATAAAAGAGTTGTACAGATGCTCAACCGATGTTATCTATTTTGTGTCCACCTACTGCAAGATAATCACGTTAGATAAAGGATTGCAGCTATTCAAGCCATTTGAATTTCAGGAAAGAATGCTTACCGCATTTGCTGAAAATAGATTCGTGATAAATCTATTACCAAGACAAATGGGAAAATCTACAGTTGTTGCCGCTTATCTTTTGCATTATGCAATGTTCAATGAAGAAAAAACGATTGGAATTCTTGCTAACAAAGCTGCAACAGCGAGAGAAATACTTAGTCGTATCCAGCGAATGTATGAACATCTTCCGTTGTGGATGCAGCTCGGCGTGAAGGAGTGGAATAAGGGTTCCATGATTTTAGCCAATGATAGTAAGATATTAGCGGCTGCGACATCCTCAGATTCAATAAGAGGGTTGAGTTTGAACATAATATTTTTGGATGAATTTGCTCATGTTGGTCAACAGTTAGAATTTTGGGAATCGACATATCCGGTTATTTCATCCGGCGATGACTCTAAAGTTATTATAACTAGTACCCCAAAGGGAATGGACCTTTTCTATAAGATTTATACCGAAGCAGAAGAGGGAAATAATAACTTTACTGCCATAAAGGTTCATTGGTCAGAACATCCAAAACGCGATGACAAGTGGAAACAAGAAACTCTGAAAAATATAGGATTGGATCAGTTCAACCAAGAGTTTGGGTGTGAATTTATGGGCAGTTCTGGAACTCTTATTAGTGGCGCAACTCTACAAATACTAACTCCGAGAAACCCCGTTGCCCAAAATGGCGCTTTATTGCAATATGAGAAACCAGAGTCAGGAAGAACCTACGCAATTATCGTAGACGTGTCAAGAGGGAAGGGACTGGACTATTCGGCGTTCTCTGTGATTGACGTTACTCAGATGCCATACAAGCAGGTATGCACATTTAGAGACAACATGATCGGAACGATTGATTACGCGACGGTCGTTCACAATGTCGCAAAATTGTATAATGAAGCATATCTTCTCATTGAAGTGAATGATATTGGTGGCCAGGTATCCGACATCCTCTATCTTGATTATGGATACGAGAATATGGTGTTCACTGAAAATGCTGGTCGAACCGGAAAGCGAGTATCTGGTGGTTTTGGCAAGAATGTTGACCGTGGGATTAGAACAACAAAGTCTGTCAAGTCTGTTGGATGCTCTGTCCTGAAGATGTTAGTCGAACAGAATCAACTCATAATTACAGACTTTCATACAATCCAAGAATTGTCAAGATTTTCTCGCAAGGGTGTGTCATATGAAGCTGAATCTGGAGCTACAGACGACTTGGTTATGGGTCTTGTTCTGTTCGCATGGTTGAGTGATCAGACATATTTTAGAGACTTGACTGATATCAACACAATGGCTGCTCTAAGAGAACGAACAGAAGAAGAGATTGAAGACGACCTGCTTCCGTTTGGGTTTGTGAACACTGGAATTGAAGACGAAGGTCCGATAATACAAACATCAAGTTGGTTGTGAGCATCAAAACATGAAAATCATAAATAACTAAAACAAACTTGAGCGTTCAAAGCAATTCGTCAAAAGGAGACAATACAAATGGTTTTTTCCGTTAGTCCATCAGTTACAGTAAGAGAAGTTGATCTTACTACCACAATTCCGGCTATCACCACTCCACCGGCTGCTATTGCTGGTGTGTTTCGCTGGGGTCCAGTCAATGAGAGAGTCCTTGTTTCTTCTGAAATTGAACTCGCAAATATTTTCGGAACTCCAACCGACTTCAACCCAGAAACATTTTTCGCAGCTGCTGACTTTCTATCATACTCAAATGCACTGTATGTTACCCGTGTAGCAAGCACGAGTGCAGCTAAAGCAATTGAAGATGCTGATACTTCTTATTTTGCTGCTAAACATTTTGGCGATCTCGGCAACTCGCTAGAAGTTGCATATGTTTCGGTATCTTCGTCCGTTGGTGCAACTAATAATTTTGAGGATCAGCTGTTTGATCCTACAGTATTTGATAATAACGATCTGACAGAATATACAATCCAGTTTGGAACAAATCAGATTTCACTATCCATTCCAGAAGACTTCGATGTGGGTTCTGCTGGTGCTGCATTGAAAGTTGGTGACACGATTCGCCTAGGAAACTCCGAAGTTGGATTCCAAGACCTGAATATTACTAACCTTACAGTATCATCTCAAATTCTGGAAGACGAATCAAACACAGAAATTGAAATATTCACATATAACATAACATTTGATAGAAACTATACTCTACCAGAGACAGATGCGACAAATCTTCAATTCATTCGTCGCTGGAAGTATGCATACTTGTTTGAAACAGCTCCTGATGCTGGAGATTTTCATATTGCTGTTATTGATAGAGATGGCTCTATAAGTGGGCAAGCTGGTACCGTTCTAGAAAGATTTTCTAATCTATCAACAATTGCTGGTGCTAAGTTCTCTGATGGTGCTAACCGTTATTATGTTGATGTTCTCGCTGATAGATCGGCTTGGATCGCCGCGACCGAAGAGTCCTTGACCGATGCTGTTAAGCGAAATTATAGTTTCTTCGTTGGTGGCGCAAATGGCGACAATGAAAATGCAATTTCTCTCGGTGCTGTTGCTAAAGGGTATGACCTCTATAAAGAGGGAAATGAAGTTGATATTTCTTTCCTTATTCAAGGCAAACCTTCCACAAATCTTGCGAATTACTTGATCTCAAATATTGTTGAATATCGTAAAGACTGTATGCTGTTCTTGTCGCCAGATAAGGCTTCTGTTGTCGGAGTTTCCTCATCGCAGGTGCAACTGAACAATGTTATTGCATATCGCAATGCTTTGCAAAACTCTTCCTATTGGGTGATGGACTCTGGATATAAGTACCGCTACGATAAGTATAATGATGTATTCAGATGGGTTCCGTTGAACGGAGATGTCGCTGGTCTTGCTTCGCTTGTCCAGCCTTGGGAATCGCCTGCTGGTTACAGAAAGGGTCGTGTCCGCAATGTGATAAAACTTGCGTTCAACCCAAACAAGACTCAGCGCGATCAGCTATATGGTCGTGATGTCAACCCTGTCATTGCACAAGTTGGTCAAGGAACTGTTCTGTTCGGTGATAAGACTGGGTTTGGAACTGCGACCGGAAGCGCATTTACTCGAATCAATGTTCGCCGTCTATTCTTGACTGTAGAAAAGGCTATTGCCACAATTTCTGCTCAGTTGCTGTTTGAATTCAATGACGAGTTTACTCAAAATCAGTTCCGTCAATTTGTAGACCCATTCCTTCGTGATATTCAGGGCCGTCGCGGTATAATTGACTTCCGTGTTGTATCGGATGCTACTGTCAATACTCCACAGGTTATTGATACAAACACATTCCGTGCGAACATCTTTATCAAACCTGCTCGTTCAATTTCTTTCATAGAACTCACGTTCATTGCAACTCGCACTGGCGTTGAATTTGAAGAGATTGTCGGTCAGCAGTTCTAAAAACTAAAATGCCCCTCGCGGTGTGACAGCACCCAGGGGCTCTACTCCTAACAAGTAAATGGAAAGGAAATAGCATGACTATTTATTATACTGTGTACCAAATAACAAATAAAGTAAATGGCAAAATTTATATAGGTGCGCATAAAACAGAAGTTTTGAACGATAACTATATGGGGTCTGGAGATACTATAAAGTCCGCTATAAAAAAGTATGGAGTTGGCAACTTTGAAAAGCAGATACTTTTTGTAGCGGATTCAGAGAAGGAAATGTTTTTGAAAGAGGCTGAACTGGTAGACGACGATTTTATTCTTAGAGAAGATACTTATAACATCATACCTGGTGGTTTAGGATGGTCCGGGCTCGGCAAGCATGTAACAGAGCAGGGTATTGGAATTCATGCTCTCACATTTCATGAAAGATCGTGCATTTCAAAAATAAATCAGGCAAATAGAGACCCAGAAGAAAGAAGGCAAATGTGCTCAAGAGCTGGTAAAATTGCAGGCGCTGCTGCGGTCGCCAGCAAATCTGGAATACACGGTTTGTCAGCCGAGCATCGCGTGGTAAATGCAAAAAGGGGCAACGATGCTTTGAGAGAGATTGGTGCTGGATTTTTCAATCCCGAAACACAGTCTGAATTGGGTAAAAGAGGCGGCCCGAAAAATAAGGGGTTTGTCTGGTATACTGATGGTAAAAGTAGCTACAAGTATACAGCAAAGCAACAGAATGATATGAATTTTGATGACTTTCTTCGTGCAAATCCAAATTTTTCGAGGGGCAGGCCAATCGGATTCAATGAGGGAAATGCTCGGCCGCACATCAAAGGCAGAAGACGTTTTGTGACAAATGGCATAACCAACAAACAAATTGCCACATGCGATGTAGAGTTATTCCTATTGAATAATCATGATTTTGTTCTAGGAAAAACAAACATAAATAGAGTAAACAACAGGAGATAAAGACATATGAGCTTCTCAATAAATCAATTCAAATCTGAACTAGTGGGGGGCGGCGCTCGCCCCTCACTCTTCCAAGTCCAAATCACAAACCCAATTCTGGGTGTCGCCGATTTCAAAGTTCCGTTCATGGCAAAAGCTGCACAGCTTCCAGAATCGACTCTCGGATCATATACGGTTCCTTATTTTGGTCGTGACATCAAGTATGCCGGGGACAGAACATTTACGGACTGGACCGTGACGATCATCAACGATGAAGATTTTGCTATCCGCAATGCTATGGAAGCATGGTCAAATGCGATAAACTCTCATGTGTCAAACACGAGAGCACTTCCTCAGCAATACAAGTCAGACGCCATCATAACGCAGTATGGCAAAGACGGGCAGACCCTTCGTATCTACAACTTCGAAGGTATCTTTCCTCTAACTATTGCAGCAATTGAAATGGCTTGGGAAACAAAAGACACGATTCAGGAATTCCAAGTTACCTTCCAATACGATCTTTGGACTGTTGTTGGTGGAACCACTGGAAATCCTGTAACCTAACCCCAAGAAGGGAATTTATACTATGCAGATATTTGGCTACGAAATTCGTAGGAAGCAAGATAAAGAGGAACAACCAAAATCCTTTGCGCCGCCGTTGAATGACGACGGCGCAGTAAACATAGAATCCACCGCAGTTGGTGGTGCTTATGGTTACTATCTTGATATTGAAGGTTCTGCTAAAACAGAATCGGAGCTCGTTTCTCGTTATCGTTCAATGGCGCTTCAGCCAGAAATTCAACAAGCTGTTGACGAAATAGTCAATGAAGCAGTCAATATTGATTACAATGAAAATGCTGTTGAAATTGTATTGGACGACACAGAACTTCCAGAAAAGGTTCGCAAGACTATCTCAGAAGAGTTCGAAAATGTGCTTAGACTTCTTGATTTTTCCAATCAAGGGTATGAAATATTTCAACGGTTCTTTGTTGATGGTCGTATCAACTACCACATCATCATAGATGAAAAAAACCTCAAAAGAGGTGTTGTTGAGCTTCGATATCTTGATCCAAGAAAAATAAGACTCATTCGCGAAACAGACTCTTCCGAAAGAGATAAAGGCACTGGCGTTCCATTCCGCAAGACAAAAAAAGAATACTACATGTATTCTGAAAATGGATTTGGTGCAGCGACATCTAGACCTGGTGGTGACATGCAAAGCATTACTGGATTTCGCATTGCGAAAGACTCTATTGCTAGAGTTACATCGGGCCTGATGAATGAAACACAGTCGCTTGTTCTATCACATCTTCACCGCGCAATCAAGCCACTAAATCAACTTCGTATTCTTGAAGATGCTACTATCATATATACGCTTACGAGAGCTCCAGAGCGCCGCGTTTTCTATGTTGATGTTGGTAACCTACCAAAGGCAAAAGCAGAGCAGTATCTTGCTGACATGATGGCTCGTCATAAGAACAAACTCACTTACAATTCTTCAACTGGTGAAGTTGGCGATAGCAGAAAATTCATGACCATGACAGAGGACTTCTGGTTTCCTCGCCGTGAAGGAAACAGAGCAACCGAAATTGATACCCTTCCTGGCGGCGGAGCTACTTTCGGTGATAACGACAACTTGGGATACTTCCAGAAGAAGCTATATAAATCACTCGGCGTTCCTGTATCACGCCTAGAGCCAGAAAACATGTATTCATTTGGTCGAGTTTCCGAAATGACCAGAGATGAACTTCGCTTTTCCAAGTTTGTTCGCCGGCTTCGTGTTCGTTTTTCTATTCTATTTGACACCGTTCTAGAAAAGCAATTGATTCTCAAAGGAATCTTGACACCAGAAGAATGGAATGAAGCAAAGGATAAGATTCGTTACGACTTCATGAAAGACAACTATTTTGAAGAATTGAAACAAATGGAAATTCTTCGTGAGAAAGTCACCATGCTTCGTGACTTGGAAGACAATGTTGGCCGCTACTTCTCTCGTAATTGGGTTCAGAAGAATGTGTTGTTTATGTCAGATGAAGA